TTCCGGCTATTATATCGGTCAGGACTGCTTTCAACGCTGCTTTTTCATAGACCTTTTTTATTTGCAACCTACGCAGTTGGTATCCATACCCTTCACACTCCAGTACACATGGAATAGACTTACCGACCGACTGTACGAATCCTTCAAATTCCTTTCTATACTTTCCATCATACCCAAGCTCTATCACCACCCTGTCACCATTTTTGAACGCGTAATTCGTATCTATGCGCTTGTAAGTAGTCCCTTCCGTCTTTTCCGCCCTAAGTAGCGCACTGGCAGGAACTTTAATCACCGCCGTATCCATGATATTATTGATTGATTTAACGACCTTAATATCATGTATCGCATTGAAGGGTTTGTATCCCCCAATAGTCACCCTGCAGTTAAGTACCCTCGTTGCCATTTTCATTCAATTCCAACGTAAACGGCGTATCGCTTACGCACTCTATTTCATACCGTATGCTCTCTACAAATCCCGGATTACCCGGAAGGCTCAAATTTGTTATCACCACGTATTCATTCCCGTTGAATACCGATGCTGTCAGTGCGCTTTCGATAGGCACGGCTTCGTTCCTCCGGTATAGCTCCAGCAACTCATTCAACTCCAAATCCGGCCATAATCCATCAGTATTCTTTATGACACCTCTGATGTTCACTACATAATCATCCGTGCTGATTATCTCCTTTACACTACCTCCACGCTCTACCAGTTGTGTTTCTACAATTGTTTTACGACCGGTAATCCTTATTTGCGGAGCCCACAACTGGACACCTCCAAGTTTTACCGGCATGAACTCATAAATCCCGTCTTTTTCCCGCCACAGCGTTCCGCCTAACGCCGGTGTTTGCGACCGGCGCTCATTGGATGCAATCTGTTTTTTCAGATCGTCTGAGCGTATGATAATATGTGGATTGAAACCGATCATGCGGTCTTAAGGCTTATCAGGGTTCTGTACATCAGTTCCTTAACCAATGATTCAACTTCTCCCAGCCCCTCACGCAGGTTAATGCTGTTAACTGAGAGCTGCCCGATCATTTCCTTTTGAATATTAATAGTTATCTGTCGGGGGCCGCTGCTGGTGATACCGCTTCCGATTTCCTTAGAAAGCTCAGGAGTATATGCTGTAGAATCCCCCAGCCCAATTCTGTCTTTAATATTGTCTGAAACGTCTTTCAGAGATTTACCTTCCCAACTAAAGGAATTCCATGCAGCAAACATTTCAGAACCGGCTTTTTTTGCCAGCTCGCCAACGTTTAGCCGCCCATTTTTAATTTCAGATTTGCGGCGTTCCGTGTCGGCATGGATTTGCTCCAGCATTTTCCGCGATTCATCCCGGTTACCAATGCCGACAGATATTTTGAACTTATACCAGCCTTCTTTTATCTTATTCAGACCGATCATCAAACCGTCAACCATAGTATTCCAATACCATTTTATGGATTCTACATATGCCCAGAACAGGTATTTACCGGCTTTGAGTGTATGATCCCATGCCTTACCCCATCCGGTAATATTCATAATGAGGTAGCTGATGAGCGCGATCAAAGCGACAACCCCGCCGATGATCCATGTAATCGGATTCGCCAATTGGGCTGCATTCCATACCCATTGAGCAGCTGCAACGGCCATAATACCCACTGCAAGACCTCCCACTATAGCGATAACAGGTTTCAGGAACGGCCCCAGCTTTTCCCCGACCCAACTTAAAGCACCAATTAGTTTTGCAGCTATCGGAAGAAATACATTACCCATTTCTATTGCCATTTGCCCCAGCATGCCCTTGAAGTTCTCCAGTTGCCCATAGGGCGTTTTTGCAATACGATCAAGCATGTTATGGAACTTGCCACCCTCCCCGGTTGCCGTCTGCATAGCCTCATAGACCTCCTGAAAGCTGATCAGCCCTTTACCCATCCTGTCTTTAACCTGAGTCATGGACTCCCCAGTTTTCTCGGCTATAACCTGCAATGGATAAAACCCGGCATTTTGAAGTTGTAACAAGTCCTGTCCCATCAGTTTGCCAGCGCCTTTGACCTGTGCAAATGCATAAGAAAGCCTGTTCAGCTTATCGGCACTACCCATACTGATGTCCCCAAGCATTTTCATAGCCGGCATTACCTCGCCGGCTTCAATGCCAGCGCCAATCATATCCGCTGCCTGTTTATACACTTCTGATCCAAAGACAGTATCAGTAGCAAATTGGGTAAGCTGGTCATATAGAGCTTTCCCAGTCTGGTCGTCTGTCAGCACCTGCAACTGCATTTTTTCCATATCTGCCGTCATGGCGGTCTGGGTCATCTTGGCAATCCCCCCGATTGCGCCACCGGCCAGCAAGATAGGGTTGCTCAACAACCTTCCCCCTGGAAGGCTCTGCATAAAGTCATTCCGCCAGTCTTCAATCCTTCCGACAATACCACCGGTACCGCTACTGTTGCGCAAACGTGATATTTGCCGTTCCAAACGTTCGGCTTCGCGGGTAGCCGAAGCAAACTCCGACCGCAACACAGTCCCAAAACGGATGCGGTTTACCTCCTGAAGGCGATCTTCCAGTTCATTTACACTGTTAGATAGAAATGATTGGCCTTTGGCTGCATGAAGCGCACCAGTGTACATTTTCCCCATTACCCCCGTAGCAGAAGCACCTACGGATGTGATTGCTTTCCCAACGCCATTAACAGCCCCCTGGGTTACAGACATGCTTTTTTGCGCTTGAGACGCAATTTTCATCATGCCTGAGCTCATCAGGTCTTTTAAGGACATTACAAATTCAACCACATTCGACATTGATATTTTTTTTATCTTTGTGTAAATCCATTCAGATGGTTATCGCCTTAATAATTGCCGCATTGGCATTTGGAATATTAGGAGCTTTCTCTGTCGGCTTCCTGAATGCCGTACGCCAGTCTGTAAAAGCCTGGTGGTATTACCGTAAAATTTGCATCCCCGTATCCGCATTTTGTTTTATAGTTTTTGGGATTTGGTTTTTAGTTCCGGCCATCCCCAATGGCGCGGTCTTGCTACTGAACCTGTTAGTCCAGTTTATTATTGGTTCTATTGCCTGGGCTGCATTTGATAAGAAATTAAAGAAGGAACAAATGCTGTAAGCTATTTGGCTGCTTTTTGCTCCTCCTTTCTTATTTTCAGCAGTGCTGCTATCATATAACAATACTCCCGATCACTTACAGCGGAAACGTCAAGCCCAGGCATGTAGTAGTACAGCAGCGCATTAAACCATGCTATGGGATCATCCTCCGGACGTACCTGCGTTTCCGCTATAGCTTTACTATATCAGCCTTTTTCAACTCAACCAGCGCATTCACATGCTGCAAGGCGGCAAAGAAATAATCATCGTTTGTATCGAAAATATCCGAGCCTCCGACCTTGCAATTGTTGAATATTTCTTCAAGATACTGGAATGGGCTATCCTTCAGGGCTACGCTGGCGCAGGCCATGACCGCCCTGTCCGGCTTACGTAAATAGCATACATGCCCATCTACCTCTACGGCATACACGGCACCGTGATCCTTTTTCCACTGTTCGATTTGCTCAGGTGTTGCCTGTCCTGTTAATTGCTTTTCCATATTATATACGTGTTGGTTTGAGACATTTAAAAGGCATGTTCTTCTTGAACGATTTGTCGTTCTGTGTGCCGCCTTCCTCGAATTCGTCGAAACGAACGCCGGGGATGGTCAGCATCTTCATTGGTTCTGTTGCTGTCGGTTTGAAGTGTGCCGTGATCAGCCAAGGGACGTCCGTCAGGTCGTCATAACCCTGCGCTAAAGCAGCCACATTCATACTGCGCACAACGGTGGCGAAAACTTCCAACTCACCGGTATAAGCCTTATTGCCCGGATTTACATCAAAAGGCTCGTCACCTTCACCGTAGAGGTGTTCCGTTTCGCGGGCGGTCTTTACCGTCAGCTTGGTAACTTTTCCGACCCGTACACCGTTCAGGCTGATGGTCATGTCGCTCCATGCCCATTCCGTACTGTTTATTGCCATTTTTGTATGGTTTTAAAGTTGTATTAAAATCAGTTTAAAGCAGGGTTGGCAAACCCAAGAAGCACCTCTATATAGGTCTGGTAACCTTTAGGGATGATCGCCAGTATTGCACGGGTCTTGTTGTCGCTCAGTATGTTCTGGCCGTCCGGGATACTGAATCGCACCCCGCTGATCTGGCCGGTCATTGAGAGGGTAATGGCATTGGTAATCCTCTTTTCAAGGTACGCCTTGTATCCGGGAAGCAATTGGCCAGCGCCATCCACTTCCACATCTTCCTCCAGCTCATCAAGAAAGGTATTATAGGCAATGCGCTGCGCCTTGTCAATAACCAGCCCCCGGCTGAGTATCGCATAGTCATCGCTGGGAAGGCAAGCCACAGGCTCCCCAGTAAAATAATACCCCGCGCGTGTAGGATAAGTACGCAGCGTGATATAGCCCTTGTCATGGATAGTAGATATGCCGGGAATGCCCTCCGCCTTATCCACGCCAATATATGCCTCGCTGATAGGCAATTGCCCATTAGCGACACGGCTTAGCTTACGCTGTACCGGAAGTCCGGCCTTTACCCCCAATGTGTAACCCACACTCGCCGAACCGTCCGCCTTAGTACTCCAAAGCACCATTGCCACACGGCTATACGTATAGGCTGTAAGGTCTTCGAGGTCACCAATATTATCATAATCGAATTCCCTGCCCTCAATCAGCACACGGATCGGCTTCTGATCTTCAGCCATTAGGCTGGCCAGCTCATGAGCTTTAGGCATCGCAGTAAGGCTGTCGGCGTCTATCCCATCCTCCAGATCCGGTTCATATTCCGCATCCGGATTCCGGGTTATACCCAGCATTTTAATGCGCCCCTGCGCATAATCCAATAATGCCTTAGCCCCGGATACAGTAGTTTTATCTGCGGCTTGCGTCATAGTAACACTTTTGCTTAGCAGCATGATGTACAGCTCGGCAGTGTCAGACCCCGTGGCATAAACATGCCCGTCATAAAATTCTTTAATATGGCGGTACGCTGCCGGTTCTGCTGCTTCGGTAATGCCAAGTGCAATAGCCTCGGATAGCGAATAGATCACTTTGGGAGTAGCAAGGGGGATACCCACAGTGCCGTTCCCTGTCATTATAAGTCCTGCAATGCCGTCACCGGTATTGCCGATACTTCCTAAAGCACCATTCCCCAATTCTATTTTTACGTTTGGTAAAGCCATTTTTTATGATTTTTTGTGATCAAAACTTACAAGTAGATGTGCCAGAGCGGCAGCGATTTGATATTTCTTTTGTTGATAGCTTCGCATGTCATTAGCGTTGCTGATAAAGCATATTTCCGGCAATATGGATATACCGGCAGCAGTCCTGAGAATTGCCAGCCTTCCCCTGGCACTTTTGCGTTCGATTTTTGCCCCCCTGTTGTTTATTCCCATAGAAAGGCTCAGGGTTTTGGATATGATACCCGCCAGCTCTATGCTTTCAAGACCCCCTGATTCCGGATAAAAACACTCCGATCCTGAGTCTGACGGGTCCACAGACGAGTTAAAATGCAATTCGCATAATACGCTGCCGCTGCCCGGTCTGATACGCGATATATATTGCCCCAGCGTTTCGTAATCCTTATCCACAATCACACTGCCACCGATGCGGCCTATCTCAGGCACAATCAGGTCACGTAACTCTTTGGTTAAGTCCGCTTCCCTGTATCCGTTCCCGATAGCGCCGGGATCGGCATTGTGATGTCCTGCGGATAGAAATATCATTTTTTAAAAATTATAGTTAAAAGAACAAGACCTGTCACACATAACCCTATTCCAAGCAACAGGTTTTTTTTAGCCAGCTTCTTATTTGTATCCTCCAAAACAGCCTGTTTAATATCCGCCTGCACAAGTCGCCCCTGCAGCGCTTCTGCCCTGGCTGTGCTTTCTATAGTGTCAGTAATCTTTATGCGCAGGGTATCCACCCGGTACACCTGCCTGATCACCGGCACCCTTACAATGCTTTCCAGCGTGTCACAAACCACCGTTACCGTGTCATAGACCGGGATATCCTTACCCGGTTGGTAATCAGTTTCAATTTTGGTTGCGGTTTTTACCGGGAATAAAGAACTACAGTATTCCGCCAGCGTACCCCGGTGTGCTACACTGCCCTTTACCAGTTGCCGCGTAAACTGCCGCTCTGTGTTACAGCCCAGCAGTATCAGCATGATTATCGGAAGCAGCTTTATCATTATGGTTCGTTTTATACTGGTCAAACTCTTTTTTCAGTCCGGCGTAGCTGATTTTCAGGGCTTCGTAGTCTCTTTTCAAAGCGAGGTATTTATTTCGCTCCTTTTCCATGGATTGCCGCATGTCGCCCAGCTTTTTTTTTAATTCCTCTACTTCCCTTTTCAGGGAGTTGTATTGCTCCAGCGAATCAGCCGTAAAACGGTCATAGGCTTCCTGCATTCGGCTTAGCGCGTCAGCGCCCATCTGCCTTTCTTCTATCTGCCGCTTGCGCCGTTCCTGGAGAAAGGCCCAGAAAGAACCACCGCCAAAAAGCGCTGTCAGGATCGTCGTTGCGTTATCAATAAGCCACTGTTTCACCAGGATAATCTTTTTAGGGTTAAGCTGCCCCGCACGATAACAGGGCAGCTATTATGCAAGCCAAACAACAGAATCTAATTATTATGAACCCATAGCCTCAACTACGGCATAACATCCGTTTGTACGCAGGGTTTTACCGCCAAAACGGAGCATGGCAGAGAATACATCACCGTAGTACAGCGCCTGTCCCGGATTGTCAAACACGTCCACATCGCCAAGCGCACGCTCTACGGCATTGTTTGCATAAAGCAGCGATGCCTGGCAGTCTGCCGCATTGGGGGTAAACGCATCGGCCTGGGTATCCTGAAGCGTATACACGCCGGTCGCATGGCGGTAGATTGCTACGGTACTGCGTACAAAGATTTTGAAGCCCATGTACTCACCCACAATCCCTTTCTTCATATCCGCCACAGCGTAGAAGGCCGTTTTTTCACCCTCTGAGAGGCTGTTTAAAAACTGGTAGAAGTGGGTGGAGGTCAACACGGCGGTGAACTCCTGGCCGTGGAAATTGTTCTTGCTAAGGTTTTTAGCCGCAGTTACAAATTCCGCTTTGGTAAACTGTTTCCGGTTGCCGGTAGCAGAAGGAGCCTCTGCAGCAGCATCATCACCCGTAGTGAGAATTTGTGTAGCCCCAGTTGCCCAACGATACAAAAGGCCGTCCATTGCCGCCTGTACAAGATTGGTTATATCTTCGCCCACAACGCTTTGCCGTTTGTCGTAGCTCAGTTCATACTTATCCAGATTGGCTATACGGCGCGGAAGTGCGTAGTATGCATCAATAGCATAGGTATTGTCGTTATCCGTACGCTCAGTGGCAGCTTGCGGAAAACTGCTCAGATTCTTTTTTACAGAACTGGCGGAACCGGCAGACGGGCGATGCACGACCGCGCCGCCAAGCACATAATGATCGCCGTTCAGGCAACGCTCGGCAAAATTGTTGTTTTTGTACAGGTTACCGACAATATCACCGGCCCAGATCTCTTTTTGAATAGCCATTTTTTAATTATTAGTTGTGAATTAATGCGTTGTAATGATGCCGCTTATGGATTACCCGGCGTATTCTTTACCAAATTGCGCCTTGAATTTTGCCTTGAACAGGTCGAGGTCTGCCGCTTTCAGGTCTTCCAGCTTTCCGGCCATGTCCAGTTCATTCCAGCTTTTGGATGCCAGCTCTTTCAACACGCCTGCCTCCTGCTCAATCTTCGCCGTCACGGGTTTATATGCCGGAAGGGCATCTACCAGGTTCTTAAGCCCGTCCGGGTCACCGGCATACTTATCGGCCAAATCCTTAGCAGCCTTTGCGGTAATCTTTCCTGCATTCAGGGCAGCATCCAGGACAACCTTATTCCGATCTTTATTGAGAGCTGTTTTAAAATCGGCCAAATCCTGCACTGCTTTTTCCTTCTCAGTACGAAGGGAATTCAACTTTTCTTGCAGATCAGGAAACTGACGGGCCTTATCTAAAAGGTCACTCAGGTGATTAAGAATGATCCTGTCATCCGTGTGATCACTCAGGTTGGGGATGCTGAACGCAGCCAGCATAGATATCAATTGTTTTTTCATTGCTGATTCTGATTTATTATTAAAAAGGTTTAATCCGCTGAACAGGACAATCGGCTGCTTTTTTAAAGTCTGGTGAATAAAATCCGTCAGGTTGATTTCGTTATCATGCGTATCAAAGAGCTGCACCAGAGCATTAGGATTTCCAGGTACATCCACCAGTGATAATTCTTTGTTGTACCATTTGGTGACAGTAGGGCCGGTTTGTCCGGGAAGCATTAATGCAGGATCATCTGAAAACTCTACTACCACAATACCACCCACACTGGCTGCATTGAGAAAACCGTTTTCTACCTCGTCTGCTGTTTGTTGGCCAAAGGGGTTGGACAGGTTAATTACCGGCTTGGCATACACCTTGTCTCCGTCCTTACGAAGGTTCTCCCATCGCAATACCACCCCGTCATCCCGTTTATGCATACGGTAGCCAATGGGGTTAGCCTGGAATCGTTCCATCATATACCCTTCCGTAAGCAGCCTGAACCCATATACATTCACACTGCTGTCGGTAACGAGGAACTCTTTGTCTATCCGTTTTGCCTTCACTGGTACGGGTGTTTTTTTTGCAAATATGGGCGTCCGGTGGAGGGGTTTCCAAACGGCAAATACATGACAGGGCACTCCTGTCACAGTATGGGTTAAATAATTGCCTGTCATGTATTTATGTTTTGCAAAAGGGCATCTGCAAAGGACATCTTTGCATCTATGGCGACAATGTCCAAATCCGACAGGGAGACAAAAAAGCGGCTGGCCTATACCATGTACGTGGAAAATGGCTTCGAGCAGAAGGTGATTGCCGAAATAACAGGCATCAGTGAAAATACTATCTCGAAATGGAAACGGGATAGCAACTGGGATCAGGACAGGCAGGAACTGAAGGCAGGCTTAGATAACGTCCGCAAGCGTATAATCCGCATGTACAACGCATGGTTAGAGCAAATCGAACAGCGTACGCCCCCCGCGAATGTTCCCAACTCGAAAGAATCAGACGCGCTGAATAAACTGGCCGATGCAGCCAAAAAGCTGCAAACAGAACTTTCCCTTGGCCATAAAACAGAAACCGGCAAACAGTTCATCAGCTATATCCAGAAAACATACGGTCAGTCCAGGGCCGTAGAAATTGTTGATCTCTGGCATGAATTCCTGATGGCAACCTCCTAACTGATCATGGCAATACTCAATAACAAATCGGCGCTCATTGACTGGGAAAAGTTCCGGGAGTCCATCAGGAAGAGTACGCCTGTGGATTTAAGTGAAGGCCCGGCGGATAAATCCAAACGTATCGCCAGGCTGGAAGCAGACGAGCAGGCATGGAAGGAGTATTATTTCCCGAAGTTTTTCACCTCGCCCAGCCCGGCTTTTCATGTTAAAGCCAGCAGGCGGCTTATTAAAAATTTCATTGAGAAAAAGCATTGGTACGAAGTGCGCCATTGGGTGCGCGGCCTGGCCAAGACTACCACAGCCATGATGGATTGCCTGTACCTGATATTGGCCAAAAAAGCATTAAAGAATATCATTTACACATCCGCAACCTATGAGGCGGCAGAAGCATTTCTGACCAAGTGGCAGGCACAGTTAGACAGCAATCAGCGCATTATTGCCGACTACGGCAAGCAGGAGCTTGAAGGAAGTTGGACAAAAGGTTATTTCAAAACAAGGGAAGGAGTGCAATTCCTGGCACTTGGAGCAGGACAAAGCCCGCGAGGAAATACAAATGATAATATCCGTCCAGACTGCCTGATCCAGGACGATTTTGACACTGATGAGGAAACACTCAACCCTGACCGGATTAACAAAAAATGGGCATGGTTTGAGCAGGCCCTTATGTTTACCGTGGACGTGGCCAACCCCTATCTGGTACTGTGGCTGGGAAATATTATCGCACCCGACTGCTGCGTAGTTCGTGCCGGAAAGATCGCGGACTATACGGAAATCATAAACATCAGGGACAAACATGGCAAATCAGTATGGCCGGAGAAAAACAGAGAAGCGGATATTGATTACCTGCTCAGCAAGGTAAGCTACGAAAGCGGCCAGCAGGAGTACTTCAATAACCCGATGCGTGCCGGACAGACCTTCAGGGAGCTGCACTATGGCAAATGTCCGGCGCTTGACAAGTGCCAGTTTGTGGTGACCTACGCCGACCCGTCACCCAGTAACAAAGACCGGCCCAGCGCAAAAAGCAAAGCACAAAACAGCACAAAATCCGTAGTTACGATCGGTTTTTATAAGGGGAAGTATTACCTGTACAAGGTATGGGTGGACAGTGTTAGCAACAGCACCTTTATTGATTGGCTTTTCCAGGCAAAGCAATTTGTAGGCGACAAAACTGCACACTACATATTTGTAGAAAACAACAGCCTGCAAGACCCTTTTTTTGAGCAGGTACTCATGCCTTTGGTCTATGAGAAACAGAAGCATTGGAACACAACGCTCGGCATTACTCCGGACACACAAAAAAAGCCGGAAAAATGGATGCGCATTGAAGCCACATTGGAGCCGCTAGTAAGGTGCGAACAGCTCATTTTCAATGAAGCAGAGCAGGACAATGAGCATATGAAACGCCTGCATGCCCAGTTTATCAACGCATCAGCTACCAGCCGCATCTTAGACGGCCCGGATGCCGTCCAGGGAGCTGTCAAGATTATCCAGGATAAAACAGCCGTAGAATCCGTAGGTGGCATCACCCTGATACCCCGACTACGCAATAAAAACAGGTGGTAATGACAACGCTATACAGGAACCATACTATCACTATAACAGAATTGGAGGAAAGCGTTTTGGTAGCCATTGCGTTTGGGGAAGCTGTTATCTATACCGGGCATTCCGAAAGCGCCGGACGTGCCATAGTGGAGGCCAGGGCATTTATTGACAATCATATCGGCGACCTGCCGCCAGCTTTATCATATAAAACCGACAACCATGCAAATTACTAAAGCAGACATTGGTTTGGCCATCTACGGCGAAATAACGGATGAAATAAGCCGTAACAGTAACGACCTGGTAAATGCCAAAATAGCCGCTGGCCTCGGTGAGGTATATGGATACCTGCACCGGTACGACACGGACACTATGTTTACCGACAATGCGTGGAATGATCCGTTTCTCAAGCAACTGTGTGTAAACATCATTGCCTGGCACCTGATAGCCCTGTGCGCACCGAACATCAGTGGCGAGATCATTCGCCAGAACTATGAAGATGCCATAGACTATCTCAAGCAGGTGCAGCGGGGTACAGTGAGACCAAACTGGCCGCTTCGACCGGAAGACCCGTCAACCAACATAGACGATGCGGGCAATATCCAATGGTCATCGAATCGTAAACGAAATAACCATTATTAATCATGGCGAAAAGGAAACTTGTCAAAAAAGAAGCTGCGGAGAACGTAAACAGCAGGCAGCCGTTTGTCATACAGGAAATAAACCAGGTAAATGTTGACCGCACACCCAAAGATGTCAGCAACCTGAGACATGCGCTCAGGACAGCCGAAAATATCAGCTACCCCAACCGGAGCCGCCTGTTAGACCTGTATGCAGATGTTGACCTAGACGGGCATTGGACAGGCGTATGGAGCAAAAGGGTTAAATCCTCTACAAAGCGGAAAATAGTCTTCCAGGACGGCTCAGGCAGGAAAGTGGATGAACTGGATACACTGATCGCGAGCAAAGAGTTTCGCGACCTCCAAAAGCTTATTCTCAACAGCATAGCATGGGGCGTAACCGGATCACAGTTCATTCCCGGTAAAAAATTCTGCTGGGAGGAAATACCTATGAAACATATCCTGATTGAAAAAGGGCAGATCAAAATCAATCAGAATGACCAGGACGGATACCCATACCATGAAGATCCGTTCATCATGGTATATGGTGATAAGAAAAACCTCGGCCTGCTGCTGAAAGTATCTTTCTATGCACTCATAAAAAAAGGGAATTTTGCAGACTGGGCGCAATATTCCGAAATCTTCGGGCAGCCGATCCGGGTTATCTATTACGATGCCTTTGATGACAAAACCCGCACACAGCTTAAACAGGTGTTGGATGAAAGCGGCAGCTCACTGGCGCTTATGATACCCAAACAGGCGAAGTTTGAAATCATGGACGGCAAGACCTCCAACGGTAACGGAGACCTCCAAAACAAGCTAAAAACAGCCTGCAATAACGAAATCAGCACTATTGTACTGGGTAATACCGAAACCACCAGCAATGATAACGGCGGCTCCAATGCCAAAGCTGTAATTCAGGACGAAGGTGAGGATGACATCAAGGACGATGATTTCAAGGATATGCTCAGTTATCTGAACAGTGAGAAGTTCCTGAATATTCTGCAAACCTACGGTTATCCGGTAGCAGGCGGGAGTTTTGTAGAATATACCGAAGCCGACCCCTATAAAGCTGCAGCTATCGTCAATGCCATTGTAACCGTACGAAATAGTGGCACACCCGTATCCGACGACTACGTGTATGAAGTAACCGGCATTCCAAAGCCGTATAATTACGAGCAGCTTAAAGCCGAAAGACAGGCTGAAAAAATGGCCTTTAAAGCAGCTTTAAATCCCGGAAAAAGCGAGGATAAAAAAGAGAACAATGACGATGATCCGGAAGACTTGACGGATAACATCGTGAACCGCATACGCACAAAGCTGGCTGCTTTTTTCGACCCCGCCCCGTAGCCGCCGGGGTTGCGGGGCTTACTTATGATCTGGATCAGTTGTATTTCGGAGGTAATTGTCACTCCGGATGCGGACACCTGCCAGACCTGGCTGAGGGAGCGGAGTGGTTTAGCATGGACGATGCCCTGGCGTTCGTCAAAAAGGTGTACAAGGGCAAATACAAGGATCATGACAGTATTGACCGGAAGCGGGTAAACCGTTATGTGGAAGCATTCTCCCAGGCAGTAGAAAAAGGCTGGAAAAAAGGCGGCGGCAAAATATCCATAGACTATGACAGCCCGGACACCAGGATGCTGAACGCGCTCCGGGACAATGTGTTTCATTTCTCGGTGGCCAAGAACCGCACGGAAATAGAGCAGCTATCCGCATTGCTACGTGACGAAAAAGGCAGGCTCCGTAAATGGAGCGATTTTAAAGAGCAGGCCGAAAAGGTTACTGCTGACTTCCAGGGGCGGTATATGAAAGTGGAGTATGACCTTGCAGTTAACAGCAGCTACCTTGCTGCCCGCTGGCAGGAGTATGATGATGATGACATACTGGTGTACAGAACCGCAGGCGACAGCCGGGTACGGGATGCCCATCGGGCGCTGGACGGAGTGGCACGCCCTAAAAGTGACCCCTTCTGGAATACCTACTATCCGCCCAATGGTTGGAACTGCCGCTGCACCGTGGAGGTGCGTCACGGCGCACGTATTACCCCGGATGCGGAACTGCCGCCGGGAGCCATAGACAACGTGCCGCCAGTCATGCGCACCAATTTCGCCAAAGAAGGATGGGCATTCCCGCCTAATCACCCGTATTGGGAACACGGCAGGAGCCTGATGCTTACCAACGACAGCATAACCCCTTACGAAGTGGATAAAACACCAAACGGCCACAAAATCTTTGAATCCAGGGCTACACATAAGCAATCGAAATCAGCAATAGAAAAGATCAGGATAAAACGTGAATACACCCAGAACAGGATTACAGCCCGGCTGATGGCGGATCATTATAAGGATGATGTAGTGCTACTGCCGGAGATAGCCGACCCGGAAAAAGACGTGAGGTACACATGGGAATACCTGAACCGGGGATATAAATCCAAACCCAAAATGGCGGATTCGTATTTGCAGAATAACAAACTGTTTTATGAAGTCAAATCTTATGAAGGAACGTATGGTTATGACAAACTTTACAAAATGATGAAAAGCCTACAAAAGCAGGCAGATGTTGGGGTATTGTACATCAACCAGGACATTCCGGTAGATGACTTAAAAGAACACTTGAATTCCTATATGGATACGCTTAGAAAAAATAAAAAGGCTTTGGGGATGAAAAATGTTTTTGCTGTAATTAACGGACAATTGCACGAAGTTCATTAAACCAGCAAGCCCCTCAGCTTTTGCAAACTAAGGGGCTTGGGTTGCCCGGGTCAGTGGCCCCGGCATTGCAAATATACAACAATTAT